TCTGATATTCGTTCGCTCGCATAGTTATTTCTAGTTTTTTTGGTTAAACTTCCTCTCGACCAGATCGCATAAATCCAAGTACATCGCATCGGCATTCTCCGCCTTCACTCTCTCCCGGAACCCCGCTATATCCGACAGCCAGCAGCCGCAACGGACATAAATGCCGTCTTGCAGGTTGAAAAAGTAAACCTTGCTGCCAATCCGGGAGCCGAACCCCACAAAAGCCAGGAAAGGATAATCGCCGATATATTCGCCTTTATCTTCGAAGGAGCACCACTCGCCGAAAGAGCAACACTCGCCGAAAGAGCAACACGCGCCGAAAGAGCACTGCTTGCCGAAGGAGCAGCCCTTGCCGAAAGAGCACCACTCGCCGAAGGAGCACCACTCGCCGAAGGAGCACCGCTCGCCGAAGGAGCACCACTCGCCGAAGGAGCACCACTCGCCGAATATTTGTATATCACTGTAATCCCCCGAGGGGCATTGTTTGATTCCGTCGATCACCTCGAAGGCATCGAAATCCGCTTGTGTGTATTTTTTCATTTTCTTTAGTCCGTTAAATTCAATTCGATGATTCCGTCTATTTTACAATCCTCGATCCCGATACACTCCAACAGAGCCGGGATGCGTACAAGAGGTTTGGCCGGGTTGAAGTCGTAGCGGCCCGAAATCCGACCGTTGAGAGAGCTGATGATCCTACACAGCGACAGCACGATGTTGTAAGACCTTTGAGGAGCCTCCAACAGGATACAGCCGCTGATGGTCCGATACGCCTCGTCCGTCTTGTCGTTGTACTGCCGGGCGGCCCGGTCGTCGATCTTGCGAAGCATCGACCACGCGATGCCGTGAGCCTGCGTGACCAAAGTCTGGGCCTGCGTATAGCGGCGTTTGGTTTCATGGTGGAACAAGCCGGATGCCGTGAGTTCGGACTCAAGGTCGAGCATCGCGTAGTTCAGGCAGCCGACCAGCGTAAGCATCCGCACCGCGAGCGGCACGTACCGCTCGTCTTCCGGACGAGGACCCCGCGTAAGCAAGCGAGTGTTCATCCAGGCCGTATGTTTAATCAGCATTGCCTGGCGGTAAGGAAGGTTGGTCATAATTTGACAACGATTGAGGTTCCGATTTGACGATCTGTTATTTTCCCTTATTCATTGTAGATTTCACGCGGATAGATGCTTAAATCGGAGATATGTATTCCGTTATCTTTTTCGAACTGCATCAGCAAGCAGGATATTTGGTCTTCAAGATGTTCCTTGGCATCTTTGACTTCAGATATCGTTTTAATTACAGGTTTCATGGTTAGCTCGGCAATTGGTTGGTTTTAACAATGACGGGAAGCATTGTTCTGCGGGGCCGGGAATATCCTTTTCGTCCCATCGCTTCGAGTTTTGAGACCATCACCCTGAGTTCTGCGAGCGAAAGCCGGGCGAACTCCTTTCTGGCAATTCGATTGCTCAAACAGAAGGCATCGACCACATCCCAATCCGAGGTGTCGACTCCGAGACGTTGCATCCGGTGCAATACCGCAGAGCGGAGCCGCTTCTGTTCACGACGAAACTCTTCGGTACTTAAACCCGGATGTTCGATCTCTGCCTCCATAGCTCTGCACATCGCCTCATACTCGTCTTTCTGCATCTCCCGGAGAGAGGTAGTACGCCCCTTTGTAAATTGTAGGATGAGCGTTTCTTTGATCTGCTCCCGATCGCCTTGCATCTGCCGCAAAAGCGCATAAAACCGGGCATAACTGGTCGGCTTGTTTTTCATGGTATGACGTGTTTTACAAAGTTCTTTCTACTGTCTTTACAAGTGGCGATTCTGCCGTGAAGATCCGCATTCGACGTTGTCGTGCAATCAGATACTCAAGGGTGGCCCCTTCACTTCTTGGCCAGCCGGGCAGCATATAGATTGCCTGGCAACGCAACAGCATGGCGATGTCTCGTCCCATGTGGTCTTCCCAAGCGGCATCGGCCGGAAGACCGTTATTCATCGGATTTATCGGCAAAAAACCGAATCTTCGCAATTTTATTTCAGCCTGCTCGAACTCTTCCCTGACCTGTGCCAACGGACGGCCCGATATGCGACCGCTGATGTATATCTTCATTATTTTACGTTCTTTGAAAATGGTTTCGGTTTGTTGGGGTCTCCCCAGTATTCCTCGGCTTTTTCGCGCCAGATCGTATATTCTCCCGTTGGCCCAAAGAAGCGTCCGTTCGTAAAGGCTTTGTATCCCTCGACCCATATCTTCAGCCCGGCATCGTACATTACCGACCGCGCGGCCCGGCCTGCCGGTTGTTTTCCGTCGGCATGGCTGACGAAGACGAGCATCTTGTCCAGATGCCGTTCCTTGAATGCGATGTACTGACGGTAGTCAAGTTGCGTGTACTGGAATGAATCGATGATGACGAAGTCCGGAGACTTGCGCTTCGACAGCCGTTCGTCGAGATCTGCAATGGATTCTCCGGCTACCACCTGGAACCGGCGGCCGCAGTCCTGCATGGCATGACGCCGCAGCGCGTTCAGGAACGAAACGGAGAGACCCTCCTCGAGTGAATTGTAAAGAACGCGACCAAAGCGGGCCAGCTCCTTGCCGAACGATAGAACGGCGGAGGTTTTCCCGTTACCGGACTTGCCCCAGAAAAAGACGACCCCGGTACGGTCGATTTCGCCCACGCAATTGCCCCATCCTCCTTCGAGACGGAGCGTGGACCGACGGATCGACAAGGCCTGTGATACGGAGAGTGATTTACCCATGATCGGATGGTATTTGAAAAGTGTTTGAACAGATTATTTCGAGGCGATGGCGGCCAATCGTTTCTGTTTGTGAATCTCGCGGCGGACACGGCGCAGGTCGAAGTCGCATGTGGCGGCATCCTTCACAACCGTTTTGACAACACGCTCGTCCGTCAGACCGTTTGCCCGGGCGATGGCGGCAACCTCGTAGGAGGTGGCCGGGGTCAGTTCCACGAACTTGCGACAGATACGCGAATGGATCTCATCATAGCCTTTCTTATTGTACGACAACCCGATCTCCATGCGCCGCTTGATATAGCGAGTCGATACGAAGATGATTCCGCAATAGTTCTCCAGTCGGTTGTAGATAGTGATGAAGTAGTAAAAGATCGAATCTGCCAGCTTATCCCCTTCGTCGAATACGAGTAACGGTTTATCAAGCGTCAACAGATGACGTACGACCCGCTCGAGTGCCTCTTTAAGGCTCATGTCCGAAACATTCACTCCGACCGACCGGGCCATTTCACGGATGAAATCGCCGCGGTGCATGTCCTCCGAACAGGAAACCACGAAGACATTCTCATGGCGCGCGGCGAAGTCGCGGATGGTGGTTGTCTTACCCGCCCCGGCCGGAGCGACGGCCCAGGCGACGTTCTGGTATTCCTGGGCATCGGTCAGCAACATCGAAAGTTCCTGGTAGACCATTGTCGGCGAGAGTTGCCAGTCTTCGCCCCGCTGTCCGGCAATCTGGGCGCGGAGCTTGGTGAACATATCATCGCTGATCGTCTCATAGCGGCCGTTGAGAATCGTCGATAGCGTACCGGCCGAGATCCCGACCAAAGAGTTCGCCGCCTTGTTCTGGCTCGGATACCGGGCCACATAGTTTTGAAGGAGAAGACGGATCTCGTCTTTCTGTTCGTTAGTAAGTTTCATATCTTAAAGTTTGTTTAATAATGATACTTTATCGAAAGTCATGTTGCTTATCTGCTTCCCGACCTGGCCGATGGCAATCGGTTCGCAGGTTTCATCCGAAATCCCGCTCTCGGAGGTCATATCGCGGGCGTATCGATCCAGCAGCTGCTCCTGTGCCCGGCGCGACAGGCCCTGAAGCCGTGGTGTCCGCAAGCCGTGCTGTTCGGGGGCAACCCCATGGGCAATCTCCAGTTCGTATCCCTCCATCTGACGACGAACGCGTTCTTGTTTATTGGCTTCGAGCGTTTTACGCAGGAAGGCCTGCTCCTCGGGAGTTTGCTCCTGGATGGCGCGGTGAACGACCGCATAGGGGACGGCCGGAACTACCATCCGCAGGCCGCCGACGGTCGGCTTTGTGCAGAGCCATACGCGCGTCATGTCATCCGGATCGTAGCGGACGAAGAACTTGCGTGTGGTGTTCGAGCGGCGGAACTCCATGTCGGGATGCCCCTCGGCGTCGAGTACCTCGTAGCTGTACCGTTGTCCCTCGACCTGAATGGCGATGCCCGAAGAGGTGAACTCGCTCGGGCGCTCCGTAACACGCCAGAACATCTCCATATAGTCGTACTGCGAAAGGGCCGGGGCCTCGGGGTTCTGCGAGCGCAGGTACATCTCCCGGCGGCTCATCTTCGATTCGGGATGACGCAGGTCATTCCATCGCTGGCGGTATTCGGCATAGGCCGCACACAGCTCCTCGAATGTGTAGAGGTCGTCCGCGTTGGCTTCGACAAACTCGAGGTTCGGACGGGAATCACGACTCGTGGCCGTAATATTCTGCCCCGTAAACCGCCAGTCGCCATGCAGCACTTCGCGCTGGAACCGGCCGAAGATCGATTCGATGGTCTTGGCCTGCGGTCTGTGCGGTTCCGTCGTGCGGCTGATACGGCAGATCCGCGACATGAAACTCAGCGAATCGGTCGTTTTCTGTCCGCCCTGGTTGTCGGTAACGATCTCGAAGGGCTTGTGGCCGGCCGTTTCGATGGCCATGCGGAAGGCGCGGCGCTGCAATTCGGCATTCTCACGCTCGCCGATACAATAGCCGAGCATCATCTCGCTGTATGCGTCGATCACCTCATAGACCATGACCGTCTTCTTGACCGGTTTCCCATCCTTGTCGCGCCCCTTGTAGTAGAGATTCAGTTTCGTACCGTCGCCATACCACAGCGCATCGCGCACGCCGGGGAGAATCGTCTGCTGCTTGCGGTCGAACTTCTGGCGGGCGGAGAGCTCTCCGTACACCGCAGCCCACCATTTCGGCGCTACATCCGGCCGCTCCAGGTAGGAGGTGACCGAGTTCATCGATTCGAGCGTCTTCCACCCCTTGCGCTCGGCACGCCGGTTGTACTCGTCGAAGATCTGGCGCAGGGTATAGACCGGTACGCGGCTGCGACGCAGGGCGACGAGCAGTCGGCCGCCCTCGGGTGTGATCTTCGTCTTGTTCGCATTGCAGAACTTCTTTGAGACGAGGCAGATGAATCCCTCGCGCTCATAGGTGCGCACCTTGTCTTTCAATCGGGCTTCGTTGTTGGGCAGCGTATGGTGGAAATCCGCCCGCAGGCGCTCGGCCGAAGCCAGAATATTCTCCCAAACGATGCGTGTGGAGTTCTTGAGGCGGTTGCGGCCGAGGCGTTGCTTCTCGACCTCCTCGTGCAGCGCGTCCAGAACAGACGCGTTCAGCGTGTACTCCTCGACCTTGTCGTCGGGGAGCGTCTCCCCGTTCGGGAGTCGGAATGTTCCCGGCTCGAGGCCGGCAAAGAAGCGGCGTGCCTCGGCGTTGATCACCAGCGCCGATTTGTCCCGGCTCAGCAGCACCTCCGGATCGCCGTACTTGGACTCGAACCGTCGGCGGAACCGCTCCGGAAGCGACGAATACTCGATCAGGGCACACGATCCGAGTCCTTTGCCGGGACGGAGAATATTGACCTGTTTACGGCGAACGAGATTACGGTAATTATTCATTGACATAATCGCTTTCCCGTCGTCGCTGCGCGTCAGATCCTCCACCGTGACTGCTATTGTTTGACCGTATCGTTGCATGTTGTTGTCTCGTTTATTGGACTCCCGTGCCGGTATCGCTCCGGATAACGCCTTACGCGTTCACGGGAGAATCGCTATATTTGTGCTGTCAACTACAAACTTTTAGCGATTATGGGTAAGATCTTTCGTTTGAATGTAACCGTCTCTTATTTTGAGGGTACGAACATCAACCGGTATCGGAAACCTATCTTGGATATTTTCAAGAGTTTTGCATGGCTTTATCACCTCGATTATGCGATTTCAATCAATCATGATTTCGGACTCGAAAGCGGAGAGGCTGATCTGGTGTATCTTCGCTCGACAGACAAGACCGAGATATCCAAAAAGGAGTTAGACAAGGTTATTTACGATGTGTTCCGCTATGGACCTTCGCTCTTGTGGGAAGGTGTCGATGTCTGTCGGCAGTTATACAAAGCTCTACCGGACTTCCCGTTTCCGGACGAGTTTTATAGACCTCTGCATTATCCCTATGTGGAGTTCCATAGCGGGAATAAAGTAATACTCTTTGTGCACGAGGAATCTCTTTCAGGGGTACTAAATGAGAGTGAGGATGAACAAAGTTCGATTTCATAATAACATTGTTTTATAAGTGAGCTCCCGTGCCGGTATTGCTCCGGACAACCCCTGCGAGTTCACGGGATTTGTCGAGGTTTACGCCATCACTTTCAGTGTGTCATAGTATTATTGTCGTTTTTCGATTTGCCTTGCTTCTTGCCACAGCGCCCAACTTACCGAGCCGCTGGCAATGATCGTGAACAGGTGAATCAAGTTCCCGGCGCACACGCCGAAGATTCCACCGAGAGCCAGGATCCCGAATATCACCGATCCGACGTAGTTCTCGCGGATAATCCACTGCTCGTTCATAGTTGTGTCGGATTTTGTGTCGGTTTGAAGACGCCACCCCGGGCGAGGGCCAGTTTGCGTATTTTGCAGGCTAACGGGGTATTCGTCTGGCCGCTTAAAGCTTCCCGGACGGTCTTGCGGGCAACCCCGAGCAACTGTGCCAGCTTGACGATCTCACCATGTTCTACAAGTACTTTTGCCATAAAATCAATTATTTTCGTATATTTGTCACAAAGGTTTCATTTGAAACTTCGATGCAAATATATATTCATTTTGTGTAAAAACAAACAAAATGATGAAATAAGTATTTCAAAATGAATAAAAGCGAGCAGATAAACGCATTAATAGCCTATTTTTCAGGCGGAAGTAAAACTGCTTTTGCCGCTAAACTTGGACTTAAACCACAAAGCATCAGTAATTGGATTGCACGTAATACTTTAGACGCTGATTTGATTTACTCAAAATGTGAAAATGTATCGGCAGAATGGCTACTGACCGGCAAAGGCAATATGCTGAATACTGATGCACGCGAAGCATCGTTTTCGGAACAGTCTCACGGCGTTCCTTTCTATGATGTAGATTTCTGCGGAGGCTTTGATATGATGGTGAATGACCAATCGGCGGTTCCGACGGGGTATATAGACTTTCCTCAATACAATAGGGCTGACAGTTGGGCACGGATCACCGGGCACTCGATGGAACCGCTGATCAGCAATGGAGATATCATCGCCCTGCGAAAGGTCGAGGATTGGCAGTCTTACTTATTATATGGAGAGATATACGGTATTATGACCAATGAATACCGTACAGTCAAACGGATTCGAAAGGCCCAGGATCCTGCAAAAGTCCTCTTGGAACCGATAAATAAAGATTTCGACACGATAGAACTCGACAAAAGATTGATAATGGGCGTTTGGGCAGTTCTTGGATGCGCAAAGAAGTTTTTTTGATCGCTATATAAACGTCACACACACGCTTTTCGGGGTATCCGTCACGATCGGATGCTCCGAATTATTTATGTATTAGCCCATTATATATATGTGTATTTATTCGTGATTGGGAATATACCCCCCTCGAATAGTTCCATACACCCCAAAAAGACCACCCAAAATGTCTCTATACCTACTCCAATACACCTGTAGCTACTCTCCAAATGAACATCTAAACGAACATCTTATAATAACTTTTCGTTTTTTAGATATGGCGTTGATTGAACATCTAAATGAACATCTAAATGAACATCTAAATAAAAAACTGACCATATCGTTGCTCTTACCGATATGGTCGTTTGAAAGGATATTTTTAGCCGTTTGAACACTGGTTTGAACGGTTGAACACCTTGCCGTCACACCATCCCGACCGCCCATAATGAAACCCCGCCAGAATCGCCGTTATATTGGCTTCTGACGGGGTTTTTGGTTTCTCGATGCGGATCTTTCACCGCCGTATTTTAGCCCATTTCCGGAACTGTTTAAGGGCATGTAACATTTATCGCTTGAACAGACCGTTCAAATGCCTCCGGATGTAACACAAAAGTAACAGCTTTGTCGCATTTCGATCGCGCAACCGTCCGAGGTTACTTTGTGCTTATCTCTCTGTTTTACATTGGTTTTACCCTCTTAATGCTGTCTTCTATTTTGACACATTTAGTTTTTACCCCCATATTTTCAGGTTGCCAATCAACCGTAATCCCGTTGTTTCATGCTGTCAGGCTTATACATTATTAATTATAGGAAATCGTTCATGTCGAACGCTTCGTGTTCCTCGCTTGTATCGCCAGTTCCGGCAGGGACAGCAGCCGTAGCCAGTTCCGCTTCGTTGCGTCCCAGCAGTTCCGCCACCTTTGCCAGCCCGCCGTTGATGTTCTCCACCACCGCATTGTAGAGGTTCGTCCCCTCAATGCTTGCCAGTGTCCCGGCGGCTTGCCGTTTCTCCGCTTCGGTGGGGTTGTCGGCGTTCGCCGTGCGTACCGCTTCGCCCAGTTCATCAAAGCTCACGCCCGTAGCCCGCCCGGTATCATCGTCACCGTCCATGTACCCGGCTATTTCCTCGTCCTCGTAGTCGGGTTCGTCATTCTCGTAACCGGGTGTTTCTTCCGCTTCGGCTGCTGTTTCCGGAATGTTTTCTTCCGGCAGTTCGTCAGCTTGCGGCGCAAAAATAGTATCATTTTCAGCCGCTTGCGGGAGGTGTCCCGATTTGTCCTGCGCTGTCCCGATTAGTCCGCCCTTGTATCGGCTTTCACCTATCAGCGTGTAGCCCGAAACCCCGTTTCGTGGGAGTGGCGCATCATCCGTTCTGCCCGGTGATGTCCGGCTGTCCGTGTAGCGATACCACAGCCATAGGGCGATATAGTACACCAAAAGCCCGCTAAGTATGCAATAGATTACCATAGTCAGACAGGCTTTTGGAAGTGGCTTTCGTACAGGGTGTTTATCTCGTCTTGGTACTGCTCGAAGTGGCGCAGCAGAATGTTTTCCACGTAGCTGCTTACCGTCACCTTGCGCCCGCCTATCACCGTCACGATACGCATCAGCTTCTCGTGCGTGGTACGGCTCACGTATAAGGGCTGTCGGTCTGCCAGTTCCACTTTCTGAAAGTAGGTTTCCCGGTAGTCGCCCGAACCGCCCTTGCGCTTGCGGGGTGTCGGTTTCTCTACTTGCACCGTTTCTGTTTGTGTTTCTTGCGGTACATCATTCGTCTTATTATTATCTTGTTTACTGGGAACACCCTGCGAGATAAGCTCTTTCATGAAATCCTCGTCTATCTTCGGCATCCCGCCGCTTTGCTTTGCCATATCATTTTAATTTGATGTAGTACACTATTTCGGTTATCAGTTCTTCCAAGTTGCTTCCCCTTACCAGCGGGCGGCTGGCGGGAAAGAGCGTGGAGCGGAACACCGCCTTTTTATCCGCCACCAGTTCCTTTTTGTAGCGTTTGGTATCGGGGATAAAGGTTTTCATCAGCGGCAGTTCCAGTTCCTTAATGGTCTTGTCGTAGGCGGTGTAAAGGTCTGTTTTCTCCCTACCGTCCACCATGTTCCAAAAGAGGTACAGCCCGGCAAGTCGGCAGGCTTCATTCCTCACCAATAGCTTTTGGATAGCCATTGCGAACGACAGGCTGCTTTCCAGCACCACCTTGTCGGCTGAAATGGGGGTGAAAATGTAGTCCATGCCCGCAAGGGAGTTTATCACGCCCTCGCTGTTCACCGTGCCGGGCAGGTCGAAAAA